CAGATGGTTACCTGTTCGGAGGATGACAGATTGGGTAGGCAATACAGTAGTATTAACTGTTTACCAGTTTGTCGATAAGCCAGGGAATCGAAGACTGATTGACGCGATAGTGGATTCACTAAACATCTGGCTTAATAGTTTGGTTAGCAGCCAGAATGCATTAGGTGCCAGGGTAGAGTTTAATCAGGCAGAAAATAGTGATGCTGACTTACTCAATGGCCATTATACATTCCATATCTTCGAGGCATTTCCCACTCCTGCAGAATGGATTGAATTCCTGCTTGAGTTTGATGTGACGTATTTGGATACGCTGTTTAATACTCAGTCTGCGCAAACGCCACAAGCAGCCTAAAATGATCGATTTTGTGCCAGAGAGTACCTGTCAGGATGCCCTTAGACGTAGCTGGGAGCCTCTCTGGCGCATTTTGATTGTCGAGGAGTGTCAGGATAGCGGGAAGCTTATCCTAACACGCTCCAAATTGTTATGATAAGAAAGGATCAAATATGCGAGGATATGGGCAAAGAGGCTCATTAGGTTTACTCTCCATCGAGGGAGTTTATGGTAGTGGTACTAAGGCAGCTAGAAAGCGACAGATGAGACAAGCTGTCTTGGATTTAGCAGTCTCAATACAAACACAGGCTAGGGTAACTAAGAAAGGAAGTTAGCTTATGCTGAGTATTCCAAATCAGGTTAATAACTATTCAATATGGTTTAATGGTAATAGGTTCATAGGCATGGCCGATTGTACTATGCCTAACCTAGCCAACATGACCGATGAGTTGAAAGGAGCAGGACTAGGAGGAACTATCAACTTCCCTGTTGCTGCTCACTATAATGACTGGTCCTTAACTATGAACTTTCATTGTATTACAGATGAAGGGGTTGAGTTAATGCGCCAGGATGGTTTGAAGATAGAAGCTAGAGCAGGTATGCAATATCTTGATGCGGGAGCGCACAAGTTATACATAGGTGCCTGGCGTTTTGTTATGGCTATCCTTCCTAGAGGGTTTGACCTAGGTAAGCTGGAAGTAGGGACCAAAGAGGCTAATGCAGTTGAGGTAGGAGTTACCTACATTAAGGCTTTGCTCAATGGGAAGGAGATGTTCGAAAAGGACAAGATCAATTTGATTGATCGAGTGTTAGGTGTTGATTATGCCTTGCCTATCAGGCAGGCTATCGGCATCAGTTAATTGTTATGATAGTAAAATTGTCGGAACCTACACAGATAAATGGTACTCAGGTAACTGAGATAGACTTGAAGTTGGAGAAAATTAAGGGTAAGGAGTTGTTAGAATTATCCTCAGCATTCAAAAAGTATAGACGAGGGGAGTTTATGCCAGTTGTTGAGCTAGAGAGAGAATTTCAAGCTTTTGTTGCTGGTCATGTTAGCGGGTATAATCCTGAGGACTTGGCAGAGTTACTTGCTCCCGATTACATAGACCTTTGTACAACAGTACAAAATTTTTTGTTAAAATCGGGATCGCAGGGAGCAGCTATTCAGCTTCCGAAAGTCTCATTAGGGCAGTCTTAGCAATGTCTAGGACGTTTAATACTCCTGTAGATGTTTGGTTAGACATGGAGTTACCTAAGTTGTGGGACTGGATAATGATAGCTGATAAGATGTTAGAGGAGGCAAGAGCTAAAACTGATGTTCAACAGATAGGACCAGGACTATAGATAAAAGTTAGGACGTTCTTAAACTATGGCTTTCACACTCGAAACTGTCTTCAAAATAGGTGCTGTATTTACTGGTGCAGCAGCTATGTCGCAGGCTCAAGAAGCTGTCACTAAGCTAGAACAAAAAGGCTTACTGGCAAACTTGAGCCTGAAAAAGATGGCAGTTACTCTCGGAGGACTGGCAGCAGGCTACATGACAGTTGATAAACTGACAGGGTTTATCAATTCGAGTATAGATGCTGCTAGGAAAGCTAAGGCTGCTTATACAGGTATCTCTGATGCACTAGGTAAAATTCCACAGTTGCAGAAGCTAGGGACTGCTGCGATTAAGGATCAGACAGATAAGCTTAGTAATCTCAGCAAGGCAATGGAGAAAGCAGGAGGGATAGCTGCTGAATCATTAGCAGGTGCCTTCTCGAAGTTTGTTGAGACTGGGATGTCTCCTGCTAGGATAAATGCTATATCTGGTGCATTTCAGGATTTAGTTGTCAGGGTTAAGGGAATTAAAGCTACGGCAGACGATGCAGCTACAGTAGCTCAACAGTTAGGCGAAGCTATTGTTAAAGGTGGGCAGGAAGGAGGTAATGCCTTAGTTCAATTAGGAGTAATTACTGCAGATCAAGTAGAAAAGTTTGCGAATCTACGGAATGCTAACCAAAGATATAACTATACACTAGGGGAAATGGGTAAGAAGGTAGGCGATACTGCTGCCGCTATGAAAACTTGGGATGGGGTACAGGTTAGATTTCAGAATGCCTGGAAGCAGATTAAGCTAGCCATAGGTACTCCATTCATGGAGGCTCAGGATAAGATAACTGAGAAAATGACAGTAATTCAGGGAAAGTTAGCAGAGAATGCAGGGAGGATATCTGCTGTAATAACACCTATCATTACGAAGTATGCAGACAAGTTAGGAGACTTCTTAGTTAAGCTAGTCGATAACATAGACAAGTATGGTCCTCAAATAGAAAAGCTTGGCGATTTCATAACTAAGGCTTTTAGTTTTGTGATGGTTCATGGAAAGGAGGTAACTGCTGGTGTTGCTGGTATAACTGGTGCATTAGGTGTTTTTGGGACAGCAGGTATGGTATCGGGAAATATAACTAAGATAACTACTGCTATTACTGGACTTAAGGGAGCATGGGATGTGCTCTCGAAGGTTAATGTTGCAGCTATAGTAGGTGTTATGACGAATCCCGCAACTTGGGTAATAGTTGGGATAGCTGCTCTAGCAGCAGGTATCTATCTATTGATAACACACTGGGAGGATGTCAAAAAGGCTGCTGCTGCTGCTTGGGACGCTATTGTCAAGACATGGGGAAATGCCTGGAAATGGATGGATGATAATGTAGTCAAACCTATAGTTAATCTATTTAGTGGTTTAGTCGAGAAGATTAAAATAGGTGACCTATGGGGGATCTTTGTCGAGTGGATCAAGATTACTAAAAAGATAGACGAGTTTATCATAGGAGCAATAGTCAATAGCTTTGCTGGTTTGGTTAACTTGATAGGTGAGGCTCTAGGCAAACATAATCTGTGGGAGGTATTTGTTAAATGGAGTACAGAGACGGTCAAATGGATTAAAGAGAACGTTATTGACAAGATCGTCGAGCTATTTACGGGATTACCAAAACGGATAGGCGAGGCATTAAGTGGATTAGGTGCCATTCTTAAGGATGCATTTGTCCAAGGTTGGGAGAAGGTTGCTGGTTGGGGGAAGAGTCTCCCATTTATAGGTCAATTTTTTGGTAGTACTGGAGGTGCAGGAGGTGCTCCTGGTGCTGGTAATGTCGGTACTGCTGGTGCTGCGGGAGGTTCGGAGGCTGCTACTGCTGGTACTAGTAGTGCTGCTATGGGAGTAGGTTCGGTAATAGGTGGAACTAAGTTTACCCATTATGGTTATGTTCACGATTCAACTCCTGACTGGAATAGCGCACATGGAATCGGGGATAGAAATAATCGGTTAGTGGATAGGTATTCGGTAGCATTAACTAAATCCGAGAGATTAGCTAGGTTTGGTACGCGCGGTCATTCTACTGGTCAGACTTTTGCTTTCGCAGGAGGAACCTATCGAGATGATGATACTGCTCCTGAGTCAGATAGACGTATTGATTTGTATGATCCTACCTCGACAGCTAAGGCTGCTTATGGAGGATTCTTTGCCCATCCTGCTTTGACTGCGATTGCTGAGAGGGTCCCAGAGGCAGCTATTCCGTTAGAGGGAACTAGCAGAAGCAGAAGTTTGTTAGGTGCTGCAGCAGAGAGAATAGGAATGGGAGGAACATTGCGAGGAGGAGGTAGTCCGATACACTTGAATATGAGTGCTCCTATAACTATTCATGGCGTACAGGCAGGACAGGAGGGAGCTATTGCTAGAGAGGTACAAAAGGCTCTGCAAGATCCCATCAGAGACTTGTTAGAACAGTTAAAGAAAGCTAAACAGTATGAATCAAGACTGGCATATGCCTAATTATAATAAAGCCTATCAGCATACAGCAATGGGAGCAATTTTAGGGTCACTAGGAATAACAGTTAGTGTGTATGCGGGAGATAAGCCAGGTGATATCATTGTTGAGATTGGAGGTATGCCTCCTATTGTTAGTAGAGAGATGATAGTTAAAGCCTTAAATCGAAGTGATGTAAGACCTTTGACGGACAATGTGATAGTTAAGTTTTTACCATGACTGAGGAAGCTAAACCTACTGAATCTGGTTATTTTTGGTCTAGTATGACTGGTACGGTAGTAAATATTGATCACAAGGATGCTGGCTTGGAAAGAAGATTAGGTGAAGGGTTGCCTGCTATGAATGAAAAAGCTTGGACGATGGTAATGAGCCTCTTTAGTGATAGTCCACAAATTTAATTATGCCTAATCTAATCGCTAAGACTTCTACCTACATAACTAATCAAGGAGACATGTGGGATATGATAGCTTTGCGGGAGTATGGAGACGAACACGCTATGCATTATATACAGGATGCTAACTTTTATGACAGATTTGCAGGTGCCTTTGATCCTGATGTTACGCTCGATATCCCCTCACCTGTAATCGTACAGGTTAACTTGAAGTCTAGGACTAAGCTACCTAACTTGAAGGAATTGTTACCCTGGAGATAAATCTTGGACCTAAATATTCCATTGCCACTTATATCAGCTAGGCGAGCTAGAGGTTCCCTGCTGATTAATGGTAAAGATATCCTCGCAGGGTTAGCTAGTCAGAACATTTTGAGTTTTAGCTATACGGACAATACCTCGGATAAGGCAGATGACTTATGTATTGAGATAGCAGACCCTTTTAAAACTTGGATGCAGCAGAATCTACCTCAGAAAGGAATTGAATGTGAGGCATTTATACTAGTCTATGACTGGTCTGGTCCTGGCGATACGCGTCCTTTGAGGTGTGGAACATTCTTTATAGATGAGGTTCTGATTAAGGGTCCTCCTAATTCGGTTAGTGTTAGAGCAGCCTCGATTCCGAGCAACACAGGTATCAAGACAGAGAAGAAAAATAAATCTTGGGAAGATTCCGATCTACAGAGTATAGCAGGACAGATTGCTAAGGATAACAATCTTACACTATCCTACGATACGAAGGAGAACCCTATAGTTAAGAGAACAGATCAGGTAGAAAAGACAGATCTAGAGTACTTGCGCGATAGAATGAAAGAGTCTGCCCTTTCGATCAAGATTCATGACAAGAAGTTAGTAGTTTATAGTGGCAAGGAGTATGATCAGAGGGACCCTGTATTTTCCCTGATTTATGGTGCTTCTAACATTCTTGGGTATGAGTTTAGCTCGAAGTGTGACGATACCTTTAGTTCGGCAGAAAATAGTTATGTTAATCCTGAGACAGGAAAGCTAACTAAGACAGAGTTCAGTCCAGATAAACCACCTGAGGGAGTTAACAGTACTCTCAAGCTTAATGAGAAGGTGGAGTATGATAAGGATGGCAATGCTGCCTATGGTTATGCTCAGAGGAGAGGGAAGGCAATAGACCCTGGAGGATTCGAGCAGTATGACTATGCTAATGATGCACCTGCTGCTAATGCAGGTAAGGGGAATGCTGGTAGAGAAAGCTCACAGAAGAAATGTGAGTCTAAACTAAGAGAGAAGAATAAGAAGGAAAGACAAGCTAGGTTTCGAGTGGTAGGAAACCTCGACTACTTGTCAGGACTAAACTTTCAAACAGTAGGATTTGGCATTTTCGATATTAAATGGTTTGCGGAATCGACCTTACATGAGGTATCAGAGGGAGGCTATACTACTAGCCTAAACTTAAGAAACGCATTAGAAGGATATTAGGATATGACACCAGAAGAGTGTGTAGCATTAAGACCAGGAGATAGCATTGCCTACGAGGGCATCTATACGGTTACCTCGAATGATGGTATAAGCAAGATAGGGGTTGCGCTCATTACCGAGGAAACAGGGAGGATAAAATATGAACATCTGGATTTGACACCAGAAGAGTGTGTAGCATTAAAGCCAGGAGATATTGTTGCCTATAATGGTGTTTATACAGTTACCTCGAATGATGGAATAAGTGAGATAGGGGTTGCCCTTGTTAAAGAGGAGTCTGGAAGGATAGAATATGATGATTTAGGTGATGCTAGTAAGCTTGCTCCTAGAGGTGGAGGAGGTGGTACTGCTCCTCCTAGCGGAGACTATGTAGCCAAGACTGGCGACACTATGTCAGGACCATTAGCTATTGCTACGGATACCTTACCTGAACTACATATTACTAGTGTTGCGGGAG